AATATATCAGATCTTAATTTTAACCTTAGTTATGCTTTATCAGATCCATTACTAATTGGTAAAGTAGGTGAAGTAACAGAAGCAGAATGGGTTGTTGAATTAGACTTAACTCAAGAAGATATAAATAATATTATTAAAGCAAAAAGTGCATTAGCATTAATTGATAATATGTTAGTAACAACCACTACTAATTTAGATGGGGAAGATGTTGTTGAGTTTGTTTTTGGTGATGAATCAGGACATAATAATAAAATTACTTACCAAATATCAGGTGATATTAAGGAAACAAATATTAAACTCCCATTCAATTCAGATACATTTAAGACCATCCTCCAAGCAAATAAAGATATGGAAGGTGGTAAGTTAAAATTAAGTAGTATGGGTCTAATGAGATTAGATTTCAATTTAGATGATATTTCTTCCAAATACTTTATGGTGAGGAAAGCAGAAAGAGAATTTTAATATACGTATAACAAAACAAAAACGTAGCTTGGGCGCGTAAGTTTTATTTTTTTAACCCGCTGATCGAAAGACAGCACAAATATATAAATGATATGAGTACATTATTCAATGAACACCCGTTAGCACCCTTCGATATTTTATATCGAAATTTTTTCAAAGCAGATGAGCAATTCGCTCCTGCATTAAATTCAAAACAACCCCATCCTTTAGACATTTATCACGATCAAGAAGGTCTTTACTTCGAGATTGCGTGTACTGGTCTTACTAAAGAAGATATCTCAATTGAGGTAGAATCTGATGTATTAAGGATATCCTATGACAAACCAAAAGAAGAAACCCCAACAGATTTGTCAGGGTATATTTACCATGGTTTAAGTAGAAAATCATTTAGTTTAGGATATAAAATTGCACCTAAATTTGATTTGACAAAAATCGATGCTGAAATGGAAAATGGATTATTAAAGATTTCTTTACCACTTACCAAAGAAGCTAAGCCAAAAGCAATTAAAATTAAGTAATAGTTTTTTAAAAAAAACGTGTCCAAGCGCGATTTTGTTCGTATATTACGGTTATAAATAAAAAAGAAAAGTTATATGAGAAACACAATTATTAAGGATCCAATCCTAGCACCTTTCCACCTTTCAAAAGATCAATATTGTTATACATTGATTGAGACCATTACCCCTGATGAAAAAAATGTTGGGAAGTTTGGTAAAGTAGACAATGGTAATCAAGGTCAAGACTATGAAAAAGCTATTGGTTATTATACTAATCTAGCATCTGCATTAAAGAAAATTGCTGGTCTTAAACTACACAATAAACAAGCATATTCATCAGTAAAAGAATATGTTAAAGAATGGGAATATCAAAAAGAAGAAATATCAAAATTATTAAACAAATTAGAATTAGTATGAATTTAGAAGCATTATTTGATGCGGTTATAGTTAAACCGCTAGAAGAAGAAGAAACAATGTATGGAAACATTGTAGTACCAGATTTGGGAAAAGACAAAAACGAAAAAGGTACAGTTGTAGCTGTCGGCCCTGGAAAGTATTCAGTTACAGGTGATAATTTTTTTGAAACTAAAGTTCAAATTGGTGACGTAGTAGTTTTACCTACTATGGGATTCACAAAATTAGAACATGATGGAGAAGAGTTCTTTGTAGGACCCGAACAACAAATATTAGCAAAAATAAAACAATAATAAAATGCCAGTAGATTTAAGAAAACAAATAGAGTTCGGGACTGATGCCCGAAATGAATTGATGGAAGGGATAAATATCCTTGCAGACTCAGTAGTAAGTACATTAGGACCAAATGGTAGAAATGTATTAATCAGTAATTTCCCAGGAAAACCTATGAGCACAAAAGATGGTGTTACAGTAGCTAAAAGTGTTTGTGTGGATGGGAATATTAAAGAGTTAGGTGTTAGAACAGTAAAGGAAGCAGCTATCAAAACAGCAGATAAGGCTGGAGATGGTACCACAACCTCTACTCTATTAGCTCGAGAAATGATTAATGCTGGTCTATCCAGTTTGCATAATGGAGAAAATGCAGTAGAGATTAAAAGAGGAATTGACAAAGCAGTTAAAGAAGTTATTAATTGTCTTAGAAAGAATATTTCAGAAGACATTTCTTCTGAAGAACAACTCCAACAAGTAGCAACCATTTCAGCTAATAATGATATTGAGATTGGTAAATTAATTGCTACTGCAATTGAAAAAGTAGGATCCGATGGAGTAGTTCATATTGAAGAATCAAAATCAGGTGACACATACCTTGAAACAGTAGAAGGTATGCAGTTTGACAGAGGTTATAAATCACACTTTTTTGTTACTGATAATAACACTATGTCATGTAAATTAGATGATTGTTACATTTTAGTTGCTAATCATAAATTTACCCAAGTAAAAGAATTACTTCCAATTTTAGAACAAGTTTCAGCAACAAATAAGTCTTTATTAATTATTGCTGAAGATATTGACAATGAAGCCCTTGCAACTTTGATTGTAAATAAATCAAGAGGGATTCTAAAAGTAGCAGCTGTTAAAGCTCCTGACTTTGGAGATCGTAGAAAACTTATCTTGGAAGATATTGCTACTATGACTGGTGGTCAAGTATTTGATAAAGATAAAGGAATGAAACTTGATAAATTTACTTGGGATTGGTTTGGAGAAGCTAGAGCAGTAACAGTAACTAAAGAAGAAACTACTATTATTGATGGAAAAGGAGATGAAAATTCTATAAACACTAGAATAGAAGAACTCCAAACACAAGTAGAAAAATCTACAACACCTTTTGAAACTGAACAATTACAAAATAGATTAGCTAAAATGGTAGGTGGTGTTTCTATTATTCATGTAGGTGGATTAACTGAAACTGAATTAAGAGAAAAAAAGGATCGGGTTGATGATGCCTTAAATGCTACCCAGGCTGCATTAGAAGAAGGTATTGTACCTGGAGGGGGAGCTGCTTTATTATATGCTCGTACTAAAATTGATGTTTCTACAACAGGAGGACAAATTGTATATCAAGCTTGTGGTAAACCATTTGAACAAATTCTTGTTAATGCTGGTTATGATTCAACAGATGCTCAAATGATTGGAAAGTATCAATTATTAGAATCAGGTAATAGTGAATGGGCTGGATTTAATCTCAAAACGGAAGAGGTTGTTGATATGAAAGAAGCAGGGATTATAGATCCTACAAAAGTAACTCGTACTGCACTTGAAAATGCAGCATCAGTTGCAGGAACAATTCTTCTTACAGAATGTGTTATTGTTGAACATCCTGATAAAAAAGATCCAGTACCTGACCAAATGCATGGGTATTAATTATGGAAAAGCAAGTTGTAGAACATAACCAATTGATTGCTACTAGAGTACCCCCTGGAGACAGGTGGTCTCTAGTAGGTGATCCTAAAAAAGAAGTATTTAACACATTAACAGATGCTTTAGAAGCTTTTTTAAACCAAACAGGATTTAAAGGATCTTATAGATTAGACCCTATGGATAGTAAATTATATGCTATACAAACTAATGAAGTTGAAGTTAAGAAAGAAGAACCAAAAATGTTTAGTTTATATGGAGAATTTAAACAAGGTATTTAACTTGGATGTGTTAAATATTGTTCGTATATTTACGTTATAAATAAGAAGTTATGAATAGAGATCATGGGTTATTAGTAGAAAAGTATCGTCCCGATACATTAGAAAACTATGTAGGTAATGAACATATTAAAAAAACTATATCGCAATATTTAAGTCAAAATGATATACAAAATTTAATATTTTATGGACCCGCAGGTACAGGTAAAACTACACTTGCAAAAATTATAGTAAAAAATCTTGATTGCGAACATCTTTATATTAATGCCTCTGATGAAAGAGGTATTGAAACCATTAGAGATAAAGTTTCTGGATTTGCCTCATCTGCTAGTTTTAAACCTCTAAAAGTAGTTATTTTAGATGAAGCAGATTTTCTTACTATACAAGCACAAGCTTCACTTCGTAATGTTATTGAAACATTTTCACGTAATACCAGATTTATCTTAACTTGTAATTATATAGAACGTATTATTGATCCATTACAATCTAGATGTCAAACACTTAAAGTAATACCACCTTCAAAACAAGATATTGCTTACCATTGTATGAATATTTTTCAAAGTGAAGAAGTAGGTTGTGGTGCTGACGATTTAAAAACCATTATCAATCAATTCTATCCAGATATTCGTAAAATGCTTAATACTATTCAACTATCAATTCAAGATAGTGAAGTAGTAATTGATAAATCAATCCTTGTATCATCTAATTATATGGCATCAGTATTGAAAGAGTTAACTAAGAAAAAACCTAATTGGAGAGAAATTAGACAAATTATTGCAAATGCTAATGTTCAAGATTTTGAGGAGTTGTATCGTTATCTTTATGATAATGCTAATGTATACGCAGATGGAAGTGAAGGAATGGTTGCTGTTTACATCAATGAGTATAGCTATCAGTCTAATTTTAGGATTGATAAAGAAGTTAATGCAATGGCTCTCATTGCAAAATTAATAGAATTAAAATGAAAAAGTTTTTAATATTTCTTATAATTTGGATTAGTCAAAATTTGGCAATACCATTCTGGATGTTAGGACATATTCATTTAAGTTTAAATGTATACCAAGACTTACACGAAATAATCGCTAGTGTAGGTATGAATATTTTAGTAGCGATTGGATTTTATTTAGATTATAAACAAAACAAAAACAATTAAATTAAATTAAAAATGAGTGAACAACAAAACATGCAGATGAATGTTGATTTGAAATCAACAACACCAATTGAGGGCATAGATGGAAATCATGTCTTCCAACAAGGAGTATTACTTAGAAAAGTATCTAAGTTTGTAGTAGGAGCAGAAGAAGATGCTGTAATGCCTATCCCCGTATTTTTTGATTCTAAATCAGGCAAAGTACTAGAATCAACTATCCCAGTGGATCTTAGAGAAGAATACAAAGAAATCTCTATTTAATGTCCCAAATTGAGGTAAAAAATATATTTGATTGGTTGGAGGAGATAACTTACAAGAAATCTCCTCCTTCAAATTTCTCACAAGCTTCGTGGGATAAGTGGAATTCTTACATGATACATAGATATGTATCAATGTATATAGGTTACATTGATGTTGCAAACTATGTACAAAAGATAAACCCACAAAACAAACAACAAATTTATTCAATTTACCGAGAAATGATCCCAAAAAAGAAAATCTGGCTTAAATATATCAAAAACCAAAGAAGAAAAAATTACCAAGAATTAGCAGAATATGTAGCTGAACATTTTGAATGTTCTCTTGGAGAAGCAGATCATTACATTGATATCTTAAGACGAGTTGGAGTTGAAGGAATTTTGATAAATATGGGAGTTGAAGAAAAAGAAATTAAAAAATTATTGAAAAAAGCAGAATTATGAGTAAATTAAGAAACATGCTTTACACTTCAGCAATAGCTGACAAAGCAAAAGCATTATTAACCTTAGAATTACTAGAAAAAAATCCAGCAGGGATTGGAGATCATTCAACAGAAGATTTCTATAAAAATGCTGAAGAAGCACTTGCTATGTTAGCGGATGCTGATGAGAGATTAGAAACAATAGAAAAATATTTAGATCAAAAAGAAGTTATTTAACAATATGAAGAAAGCAAGTTATGATGAAATTGTAGGGTCAACCGTAGGTGACTTTGAGAAAATGTATCCTGAATTAGCAGAAGAATTTAAGCAAATTCAAAAAGAACAATATGAATTGTTTGCGGGTAAAATGTTAGATTATGGATTATCAAATATTTCTTTAGGGTCTAATCTTGAAGAGAAAGATGATGTGCATATGTCACTGACAGGCATTTGGTTGCGTTGTAACGACAAGATAAACCGCCTAAAAAACATGTTAAAACGTGAAGGTAAAAATTATGTTAAAGATGAACCTATGATTGATAGTTTCATTGACATATCTAATTATGGTATTATAGCCCAGTTAGTAATGAAGGGAAAGTGGAAAAAATAACCGGATTTGGTTTCTCCAAAGATTGTTCGTATATTCATGGGGTAAATAAAATTAGAAAGTTGTGGGAAAAAAGAAAAAATTACCTCAAATTGTAAAAGATATAAGAGCATATAAACCTGATGAGATAAATTATGCTTACCAGAAAAATGTATCCTATTCTCAATTCTCAATGTATAGAAGCTGCCCCCACAAATGGGCTCTTCAATACAAAGATGGACATAAGATATTTTCATCTACAGTTCATACTGTATTTGGAACAGCTTTACATGAAGCACTCCAACATTATTTAGATGTAATGTATGATGAAAGTGGTGCTGCTGCTGATAGGTTAGATATTTATACTATTTTTGAAGATGCCTTAAGAGAAGAATATCAATTACAATATAAAAAAAATAAAGGTAGTCATTTTAGTTCATCCGAAGAATTAAGAGAGTTTTATGATGATGGGGTTGAAATATTAAAGACTTTTAAAAAGAAAAAAGGTCAATATTTTAATAAAAAAGGATGGTATTTGGTAGGATGTGAAATACCTGTTGTAATGCCCCCAAATAAATTTTATAATAATGTTATATATCAGGGTTACTTAGATATTGTAATGTATCATGAGCCTACCCAAACATTCAAAATTATAGATATTAAAACCTCTACCCGGGGTTGGAATGCTAAAGTTAAAAAAGATGAAGATAAGCAATTCCAACTAATACTATATAAAAAGTTTTTTTCTGAACAGTTTAATATTCCTATAGGTAATATTGATATTGAATTCTTTATTTTAAAACGTAAAGTTTTT